TGCCATTGGTCTGGCACTGGCTCAATGTCATCAGGTATTGCCGGATAAGGCTTGATTTTCCTAACCTGTGGCTGTTTCCTAGCGTCACAAGCAGCGCATCCATCTACGCATAGTTTGCATTTACCATCTTGCTCCGGCTCAAGCTCCGCATTCGTGAAGTGACAAAAAAACTCACACTGAGGTGTGTGGCCGCAAATCCCCCCCGCATCGCATACCCTGTTCATGATTGCCTCCTTTCAAGCATAGCGTCTGCCACAATGTACGCCGCCTGAGCAATCTCTTGAGCGTCTGTGCTGTTGTTAGCAATAAGCCCCTCCATCGCATGGGCTGCAAAGTAATCGCGTATGGTCATGCCAAAACCGTTGTGCGATGTAGGAAACGCTGGCCCACCTGTCTTGGCCCTGCGTTCTTCGATTGAGAGTAGTAGATTCATACGATCTCCTTCACTTCGTCCACTGCCAAGTACGCTTTGAGCCTCTTGACCCTGTTTTTGTTGTAAGTCACCATTGACTGCGCGTACTCCACGCCAGTCTCAGCCCTCAACAAGTCATGTTCGGCATGGATTAGTTCATGCGCTATCGCCTGTGCTGGCGTCACCGTTTTCATCATGAGCTTTAGCTCTGTCCATAAATATTTAAACATTGCGGCCTCACTTCAACAACTCGTTGATCTGCTCATTTAAGAGCGCCCCAAGATCACGGCCACGCACCGCAACCATCTGGGCCTCTTTGCAGTCGTAGATCACCTTGGCCGCATCCCGAATGGCTTTGTTGTAGCCACTTTTATAAACATCACCGCCGTCCAGCATCATCACAATCGCATCCCTGACCAAGGCAGAGGCCTGTCTGTGCTGCGCTGCCTCTTTGATCCGCTCGTAATATTCCGGCGGAAGATAAACCGAATACGGTATTAACTTTCGTGATTCCATGCCATAAACTCCTGATAAATTGTGTTCAGCCTCTCACGGGCCGACTCATTTGTTTTCAATTCGGCTCGTGAATGAATGCCTAAATAGTTCCGCAGCCACACCACTGCCTCTTCTTCTTCGGCATTAAGGATCTGCAAGTCCTCGTGCAAGAATTGCCAAAAGTTTGGGTTGCGGCACAGAGCGCCAGCCTTGGAAACGAACTGATCCCCGGCGTACTCTTGCTCACGAATCAAAGGCTTGTCCACCGCATTCAGCCTGACCATGACGCACTGATACCGAGCCCCCACAAAGTCACGAAGCAACTCTTCGGGGATCTCGTCAGGGTGCATGCGCAGCGTTAGCACATACCCCTCCTTGTCTTGCTTGATGGCCAACTTAATGGCCTCAAATTGCATAGTTTTCATGCGACCACCTCAGAAGGGGATGTCGTCATCATTGACTGGATCTGGGCGAGGGGCAGCCTGCACGGGGGCATCTGGCTTCACATAAGGCTCAGAAGCCTGCATGGACAGGCAGTCTTTGCCGTTAATCACTTTACTCCAACCAGAGATTTGGATCGTCACAGTGGACTGACCCGTGGTCTTGGTCAGCATTTGGCGCAGGAACTCTCTGTCCAGCACCAGATCGCCGCGCTTGTCGGGGTGCTGCTCTGTGCGCTTGTAATCGTTGGGCCACAAGGTGCCGGTGTTCGGCTTAGGGATGTATGTGCTCATGCTGTTTCCGTAAATTTGTTTTTAACTTTGGTGAACTTGGCCATCAACACTGTAAAGAAATCCGCATCGGTCTTCTTGACGGCATCAAAAAGCTGTTTGTTCTTCCTAAAGATTTTCATGACATCGTCTTTCTCGGTTGCGTGTTGTAAGGCTAGACCCGCCGCCTCGTCCACCATAGCCAGCCAATCTTCGACAGACCCAGATGGGCGCAGTGTTACTTTCATCATCCAATCGCCATCGTCACCCTCAATGACGGCAGGGGGCCGTGGCTTGACTGGAGGTAGCGCAGGTGGCGCTGCTGGAGAGATGGTCTGCTTGGGTGCTTCAGTGCCAGCAGTGGAATCGATCACATCGTGCTCAACGATCTCCAGCGCGGTCATCCACAGGTAACGGCGTTGATAAGACTCCGTGGCGCCCAAATTTTGGATGGGGTGTGCCCCCTTGAGGTTGGCCTCGGCCATTGGGGAGGTGATCATCACCATCGTGCCGTCCTCAGTGTCATAGATCGCCAACTCGGCATAGTCAGACTTGAAGCTGACAATCCCGCACAGACCAATGTCATAGAAGATCTGCTGGATAGCAGGAATAAAGTCGCCCAACTCAAAGTAGCTGTAGCCAGCAAACTTGTTGAGGCCAGACTTCTTGAGTTCTGTGGACTGAAGCCTAACTCTGGCCTCCATTAACTTGCGATGTACTGTCATTTTTTTGCTTTCTTGGTTGGTTTAAGAACATTGCGAACTGGCTCATCATCTACGTTGGAATTGACCACTTCAAAAAGTTTCTCCAAATAGTGACCGGCTTTGAGAAGATCGATGCCGCCGCCCTTCTCTGGGTAGCGGGCTAGGTACTTGATGACATTGCCCCGCAAGTAGCCCTCAAACTGCTCTGGGGTCATCCATGCTTTCATGGCATCCCACGGCTGCACCTCTTTATCCTTGTAATATCCGCCCCCTGCTTGGTAATTATTGAGACTCATACTTCCTCCTTTGCTTGATAATCGCGCCACTGAACGCACCACTGGTTTACTGAACAAAAGTTGGCACAGCGCGTCCGCTCACCCAACCTTGTGTCCAGTTCATAATCTCGACCCAAAGCAGCCCGCGCTTCATCTGCCGCCTCTTGCGTTTCATGCAAAGACTTAGCCCGAACCCCGCCTTTCTTGCGAACCGCATACACAGTCGGCTTCTCCCACATCTGCTCCGGCGTACAGGGCGGCAACAATTCGCCGGTTTCCATAGCAAACTCACAGGCAGAATGCTGGGCTATCCGCTCCAAGACAAAGGCTTCACGCTCCTCATACGGCCACAGCTTGATGGGCAACTCTTTGATGGGGGCTTCAGGGTACCCCTCCCGATTGGCAGCATCCCGGCGGCTCCAATCCCGGACGATGGCCACAATCCCCAAGTCCAGCACCTTAACCTTGCGCACCTTCTCCACCAGCCACGCATAGATGTTGAGTTGCTGCTCCCACTCCACCTTCTCGTTCATGGTCGCCCACGCACTGGTGGTCTTGTAGTCCCGGATCTGGATACCCTCGGGCGTTTCTATTTGCAGGTCAATCGCACCGCTGATGTTCCAGCCGTCTAGCTCAGCATGCAGCCTAGCCTCAACAATGTGGTTGTCGTCTTTCCCGTGCTCCAAGACGGTATGCACCGCTGAGCCGAAGATAGACCAGACCATGTCGGCTACGTCTTCCTCTAATTCGTCTTGAAACGTCTGGGTCAGAGCCACAATCTTGGGGCTGTTGATAAGCTGGGTAACGCTGAGATTAGCGCGGCCCTTGCTGTAGGTTGGCCGCTTGATGACGTTCACAAACGTTTGCGGTATGTTGAATTTATTCGTCAAAATCATGTCTGCTTTCCTCCAAGTTGTTAGACACAAACAAATTCTGCAAGATTTTTATCCGCATGTCAACAGGTCGTACCCATATAAATTCATGTGTGGCATCTTTTGGCAAGAAGTGCTACGATTCGCGCATGCACATACAGCTGTTACTCCCCTACCCCCCTAGCGTCAACCATTACTGGATGTCGAGCGGAAACATGCGCTACATCAGCAAGCGGGGGCGGGTGTTTAGGCAGGCCGTAGCAGAGGAGGCTGCCACGCAGGGGATCGTTAGCCTAGAGGGCCGTTTGGCGGTACACATCGCCCTGTTCCCGCCAGATCGCAGAAAGCGGGATGTGGATAACGTGCTCAAGGCGCTGCTCGATGCCTGTGAGCATGCCGGGTGTTACGAGTCTGATAGCCAGATCGATGAGCTACACATCGTGCGGCAAGAGGTCAGAAAAGACGGCGGTTGCACAATCTTGATCCTTCCCATATGATGGCCGTGACTGCTAACGCAGTTGCCAAAGGTAAGTTTAAGGGGGGTTTCGGCCCCCCTTTTTTTACATACCAGCTTCCTTGCGCATCTCAATGATGTCGTCAAGCATCTCTTGCTTTTCAAGCTGTAGCAGTTTGATTTCCTCGCGGCGCTGCACCGGGGTCAGACCCGTGTCCTTACCCTCTCCGTAGTAACGTATCTCAGCATTGATCTCTTTGAGGTCGCTGTCCATCTTGTTGACATCTTTGTAGAAGTCGAGGATGTCGCTGTGCTTCTCTTCGTAGGCATCAGCCGCCTTATCGTCTTCCCGCTCCAGCATCTTCGAGTAGGTGCCGTATCGCTTGTCAACCTCTTCCTTAAAGTCATAGAACAGATCTTCGTTGCGGCGACCTACATCTGCCCGCAGGAAGGAGCCTGTAATGGGCTGCTGCTTGTCGGTCATGGCTGGGCGATCACCGCTGGAAACGGCGATGCTGTTGGAGAACCACTGGGCCATAGCGCCAGCAGTGCCGAAGATGCCCCTGATAAGGTGATCGGCCTCCATAGGATCCAAGATTCGCTTCTCTTTGGTGCCCGTCAGGCCAGACAAGAACTTACCTGCCTCGCTGGTTTCTGTCGTATAACGCTCAGCCGCCTCAAGCTTGGCCAAAGACTCAGGAACAACAGGACGACCCGTGAAGAAGTCTTTGTTCAGACCAATCTCCAAAACTTGCTTGGCGCCAGACGGTACGGGGGTTGGGCCCAACAGCATATCGATGGCTGCTTCTTTCAATGCCGTGCGCAAGCGCCGCTCATCCACAGCGTTATTTGTGCCCTCTTTTATGATCTTGTTGTAGATCATCTCAGGTACGGCCTTGAAGAAATAGGCGGCACTGGTGTTCATTGGCAAAAGAATCTTAGTGCCCGGAATCATGAAGTTCCGCAGCTTGGTCTGATCGTCCATCTGGTTGTACTCTTCATCATCACCAACCAAGAAGCAGTACAGCAGACTAATGCCCATTAACAATGTGCCGGTCGCAGCCAGACGGGCCAGCGCATTCGCACGGCTTCTGCCCTTCAAGCCG